AACTTATACTTTCTATCCACCGCAGGTAATGGAAGGTTTCCCACTACGAGACAAGTGGTGGAGAAGAGTTGTATCTCCACGAGGTGTAGCAGTTTTGATCGAAGGAGCAACACTTACTACATCCAGAGCAGTAACAGAAGATGAATTGAAAGACTACGATTATGTCTTCCTAGGTGGAAGAAGTCACATCGTAAGCGAAGCAGTTAAAGATGTTCTAGTAGGTTTTGGTTATACAATAAAGACTCAAGCGGAAGCCGATGCAGCATCGGATGAAGCACATAGTGGATTTCTAGTATTGAGGTCATAATGCCGTGTAGAACAGGTTGCCCCACACAAGATCATGCAAACTGGGGAGAGTGCCTAAAGGCTTCAGGATTACAAGTTAATACAGGTGATGCCAATAGCAGAAGAACGATGTCTCAGAAAGCTTGGGATAACGAACTGAATGCTTACAAGTCAGCAATAGACCAAGGCATTGAACCAGCAACAACGAACATGAAAGATATCCGAGGTGCTGTTGAGTTATCGAACATGGCTGGTAAAGCCTTCGATGCCAACACTAATAGTTTTAAGGACTAACAATGACAACCATCGTGGGAATCCAAGGCAAAGGCTGGGGCCTTATAGCAGCAGATTCCTTGATGGTCGCAGGTAGCCAGAAGTTCATAGCTACTGGGATGGATAAAGTTATTGAAAAGGGTGAGTATGTATTCGCCTTTGCTGGCGATGCAATCGCCGGAGATATTGCTAACTTTAACTGGGTTCCACCCAAACTACCGAAGGTAGTTAATTTAGATAAGTTTATGATGACAGAGTTTATGCCATCACTTCGTCAGGCTTATACTGACTATGGCTACGATCCTTCTCCAAAGAAGGAAGACGGTATGCCTAATGAGGATGCAGGGTTCGATGCTTTAATCTGTATCCGTGGAAAGATCTATCAGATAGATAATGATTTCTCTTGGTGTAGAGATGATCGAGGAATCTATGGAGTCGGATCCGGTGGATCCTACGCTTTAGGTTCTCTTGCTCGAGCTACTCTCTCTCCAACGAATACTAAACTTGCAGTCACCGAGGCTCGCAAGGCGATAGAGATTTCCGCTTCGTTCGATATCAACACAGGTGGAAAAATAAAAATCATCACACAGAGAGGTAAGTAAATGCCAAAGGTAGGAAATAAGAAGTTCCCATATACAGCCAAAGGTAAGAAAGCAGCCAAAGCCTATGCAATGGGTGAGAAGATGGAATCCAAAAAAGAAAAGATGATGGAAGCTAAGAAGGGCAAGAAGATGATTGCCAAGAAGGCTAAGTCAAAGAAGAAGTAATAATGGCAGCCAAGAAGAGTAAGGCCGATCCCCGGCTGAAACAGGCTGGGGTATCTGGCTATAACAAACCAAAGAGAACTCCGTCTCACCCAACAAAGTCTCATGTGGTGGTAGCCAAAGAAGGATCGAAAGTTAAGACCATTCGATTCGGACAACAGGGTGTAACAGGTGATCGTAAGCCTACGAAGCGACAAGCTTCGTTTAAGGCTCGTCACGCAAAGAACATTGCCAAAGGCAAAATGTCAGCAGCATATTGGGCAGATAAGGTGAAATGGTGAAGAAGAAGAAAGCATTCTGGGATACAAAGAACCCAAAGAAGAAATCTACAAAACTTACACCTGCACAAAAAGCTCAGGCTAAAGCAAGAGCAAAGGCTGCCGGTCGCAAGTATCCAAACCTTGTGGATAATGCAGCAGTATTGAAGAAGAAAGGCAAGTAATGGCAACAGGCACTAACGGTAGTACCTTTACAGCAGAACTTAATCGTCTCGCTAATGGTGGTACTTATCCTGCTTTGCAGGATTATGTTGATGATGCATTAGCAGCAAACACTTGGGCTGGTACTACTGGCCTTGATGTCGTTGGTGCCTTGAATGTCAAAGCAGGAAACACTAGACCTAACTATAAGGATCTTCGTGGTGTATGTAATCAACTTGGTAGCACTACCGATAAGGCACCTGCTGCTGCCCTGAGAGCTAGGGAATCCTAATGTCAACAACTTTTGGACAACTCATTGACAAGGTTGCTTTCAACATTCAAAGCGGTGCAGCGGCCCAAGAGACAGCCACTTGGATTAACCAAGCTGCTGGAATCACAAGTTCTGCTACATCATTTGTAGTTAATGAAACCAACCAAATGGGTCGTGGTCTTATTGAGATTGGTGATGAACTGATCTATGTGGATAAGGTAGATAACCTAACTAAGACGGTAACTGTTGCCCCATGGGGTAGAGGATTCCGTGGTACCACAGCAGCTTCTGCTGCTAATAGTGCTAAGGTTGTTATTGCTCCTATGTATCCACGAGCATTGATTAAGCAGTCAATCAACGACACTATTCAGGCTTCTTATCCAGAACTATTTGGAGTAGGAACTCATACATTCTCATTTAACTCTGCTGTGACTACCTATTCACTTCCTGCTACTGCTGAATATATTCTCGATCTTAAGTGGCAGACTATCGGATCAACCAAAGAATGGCTTAATGTTCGGCGTTACAATTTCGACAAGGTAGCCAATACAACAGAATTTGCAAATGGAAAGACAATCAACATCTTTGACTCTATTGATCCGGGTCGTACTGTTCAGGTTGTTTATGCCAAGGCTCCATCAGTTTTAACATCAGATAGCGATGTCTTTGAGACCGCTACTGGTTTCCCATCAAGTGCAGTTGACTGTATTACATACGGTGCAATAGCTCGACTACTTATGAATGTCGATGCTGCACGAGTCAATGCACAGTCTGTCGAAGCAGATATGCTCGACCAATCCAAGCCTGTAGGCGTTGGATCATCTACTGCTCGTTTCTACTTGGGTCTATACACACAGAGACTCCAGCAAGAAGCGGCAGGACTAAGAGATCTTTATCCTCCCCGACTCCACTATAAGAGGTAACGAATGGCACAAACACGATACTACGCCTCCACGGCAAAGCAAGCCTCGCTATCATCCTCAATCGATGGTGTTGTTACATCGATTACTCTGGATCTAACGACTGGCTTCCCAACTAACTATCCTTACTCGTTGGTTATCGATCCAGATACCAACAAAGAAGAAATCATCACGGTTGGTTCCTCTGGCGGTGGAACGACCCTCAATGTCACTCGTGGTGAAGATGGCACATCAAATGTTGCCCACTCTGCTGGTGCAACCGTTCGTCACATTATCTCTGGTCGTGACTTCAATGAGTTCTCTGCTCACATCGGTTCTTCTGGAACACCAACAACTGCTGGAGTCCATGGTGTTACTGGCAATGTTGTAGGTGATACAGACTCACAGACTCTTACAAACAAGAAGTTAACCTCTCCAGAAATCCTTGGGTCAGGAATCGTATTCGAAGGTGCAACAGCCGATGCCTTTGAGACAACACTTACTGTTGTCGATCCAACGGCAGATCGAACAATCACTCTTCCTAATGCTTCAGGTACTGTAACCCTTGATGGTGTTGCATCCACCCTGACATCCAAGAACTTATCTAGTGCAACCCTTGCTACAGATCTTGCTGCTGGTGGCTATAAGGTAACTGGTCTTGGTACACCTTCTGCTAATACAGATGCTGCAACCAAGGCTTATGTAGATACTCAGGTATCTAACCTTGTTGATGCAGCTCCGGGTGCTTTAGATACCCTTAATGAACTTGCTGCCGCAATCAATGATGATGCAAGCTTCTCAACCACAGTAACAAACAGTATTGCTACCAAGGTTTCTAAGGCCGGCGATTCAATGACCGGTGCCTTGTCAATGGGTAATAACAAGATTACTGATCTTGGAACCCCATCAGCATCTACAGATGCTGTGCCTAAATCTTATATCGATACAGTATTTGGATCTACTTCTTCCGCAGCGACCTCGGCTACATCAGCCGCTAACTCAGCAACTGCGGCAGCATCATCTGCCACAGCAGCAGCCACAAGTGCATCCTCTGCTTCAACCTCAGCATCTTCAGCCGCTACATCGGCTTCATCTGCGGCCACCTCTGCTACTTCAGCAGCCAATAGTTATACCTCGATTACTGGTCTAACTGGTGCCGGCATTGTCCGTGATATGGGATCTATTACTGAGTCTGATACGACTACATCGACCTATATCAATATCTCAACCATTGCATCTAATGCTGCAACCTCCGCTGCTAATGCAGCAACATCAGCAAGTTCTGCTGCAACAAGTGCCACATCTGCTGCAAACTCTGCAACGGCTGCATCTACATCAGCTTCTAGTGCAAGCACCTCTGCTTCATCTGCTGCTACTTCAGCATCGTCAGCAGCCACATCTGCTACCTCTGCTGCTAACTCAGCAGCCGCTGCTGCTAGTGCAATCCAAGCAACTATCTTTGATGCCAAGGGTGATCTGATTGTTGCCTCTGCTGCTGATACAGCAGCCAGACTTGCTGTGGGTGCAGATGGATATCTTCTTACCGCTTCTTCTACAGCCACCAATGGAATCACTTGGGCAGCAGCTCCAGTAAGCCTTCCAAGCCAAACTGGTAATGGTGGCAAATACTTAACAACTGATGGATCGACAGCATCATGGGCAGCCATTACTACTGATCCATTGAACGATATCTTTATGATGATGGGAGCATAAGAATGCCGGCATTCGCAATCCAACTGCGTAGGGGAACAACAGCCCAACACGCATCATTCACAGGTTTAGTCGGTGAAGTAACTGTCGACACCGACAAAGACACAATCGTTGTACACGATGGTGTCACGGCTGGAGGGTATCCTTTAGCCAAAGCATCCGAAGCAGGTAGCGGCGGATTAGATCCATTCCTTCTGATGGGAGCATAACAAATGGCATATAAAGTACTTGGTCGCAAGGCTGCGGCCGCAACGACAGAAGAGGAACTTTATACCGTTCCATCTTCATCAGCAGCGGTGGTTTCATCCATCGTGATTGCTAACATATCAACATCTGCTCGTACTTATCGTTTATCCATTAAACCAACAAGTGGTACGACACTCGCTAATGAACATTACATTGCATATGATGTACCTATCGCAGCTAATGATTCAGTAGCATTAACACTAGGTATTACATTAGCTGCTGGAAACTCTATTCGATGCTATGCATCTGCATCATCATCTTTAACTTTCCAAGCATTCGGTTCAGAACTTTCTGCTTAATAACTGAAAGGTTAGTCAATGGCTATTACTAAGTTTAGATCTTCCAAAATAAAACTTTGGGATCAATCTACTACTCCCGGGATATATGTTGAATACTTAGTAGTTGCTGGCGGAGGAGCTGGCGGTAAGGGATTTAACTGCGGTGGTGGAGGCGGTGGAGGAGGAGTCCTCACCGGATCTCGATACATAGTTCCTACCGGTACCGCATTAACCGTAACTGTTGGTGGTGGTGGAACTTGTGTAAGTACATCTGGAAACTTTAATGGTGGAAATGGCACTAACTCTGTATTTTACAATCTCACCGCAATCGGTGGTGGCGGTGGTGGAGGAGATAGTGCAGGAACCCACGGTGGCTGCGGTGGTGGAGGCGGAGTAGATCAACCGACATTAACTTGGTTTGCTGGTGGCTTTGCTGTTGAAGGTCAAGGATTTGATGGAGGCCCCGGCTTTCACGCTTCTGGTTATTATGAACAAGCAGGTGGCGGTGGAGGGGCCGGTGCAAGAGGATACTCTGCATATCGTGGTGGCCAACGCAATTCAACCAACTTTGACGGTAATGGTGGTGACGGTAAGCAATCGTCTATAACTGGTTCTGCTACTTATTATGGCGGCGGAGGTGCTGGTTCAGGAAATACTGCCGCTTCTGGTGGTCAAGGTGGTGGAGCAAATAGTTCTACTGCTAGTGCAGCAGGAGCCAACGGTAGTACCAATACTGGCGGTGGTGGTGCAGGTTCTTATCCGCAAGGAACATTTGCGGGTGGTTCGGGCGGTAGTGGTTATGTTGTTGTTAAATCAGCTCAAGCCGCTTCTTCAACTACAGGATCCCCAACGGTTGATACATCAACTGCTCCGGGATATTGGATATACAAATGGACTGGAGATGGGAGTATTACTTTCTAATGGCTATTCGTAAATTTTCTTCAAATATTTCTTTAAGTAATACTCGTGCCATAACACCAACAGTTGAATACTTGGTTGTTGCTGGTGGTGGTGGTGGATCGTTTGGTGGTGGCGGTGGTGGTGGTTTTCGTACTGGAACTATTTCTATAACCGCAGACACTTCTTACACAGTAACTATTGGTGGTGGTGGTACAGCAGGAGCTGGAGGTGTTGCACCAAGTAATGGTGGAAACTCTGTTTTTGGAAGTATTACTTCAGTTGGCGGTGGTCTTGGTGGTGGCGATTATCATTACAGCACAGGAAACACAAATATAGGCCCCGGTAGAACTGGTGGCTCTGGTGGCGGTGGTGGTCACGGAAGTAGTTATGGTCATCAAGGTGGTTATTTTTATACAGATTTTGGCGTACAACAGGGTTATGCAGGTGGAATAGGACTTCAAACTGGCGGTAACTATGGCGGTGGCGGTGGCGGCGGTGCAACCAATACTGGAGCTGCTGCAATAAATAGTTCCGGAACAAGTGGCGGAGCAGGTGGAGCAGGAAGATCTTCCTCTATTAGTGGTTCATCAGTTACTTATTCTGGTGGCGGTGGTGGTGCCTACAATGGAGCAGGTGGTTCTGGTGGTGGCGGAAATGGATCCTCTAACTCATCTAACTCAACTGCTGCTACTGCTGGATCAACCAACACAGGCGGAGGTGGAGGTGGAGGGAATACTGGATCCTCAGCGAGTGGTGCTGGTGGTTCTGGAATAGTAATCATTCGCTACCCAATAATATATCCAATGCCAAAATCAACAACTGGTTCACCAGACACTTCAGGATCTGATAGTTCTTGGCGTGTTTACAAGTGGACTGGTGACGGATCGATAACTTTCTAAGGAGAAATAAATGGCACATTTTGCAAAACTAGACGACAATAATAATGTCATTGCTGTTCATGTTGTGAACAACGATGTCATATCTGAAAATGGTATTGAGTCTGAACAAAAAGGAATCGATTTTCTTACTGATCTTTATGGTCATAATAAATGGAAACAAACTTCATATAACGGTTCTTTTAGAACTCGTTACGCAGGTATTGGATATATCTATAATGAAGATTTAGATTCATTCATACCACCTAAACCATATCCTTCTTGGATACTTAATACAGAAACTAAAGTATGGGAATCGCCAGTTTCAATACCAGAAGATCATGGTTATGGAGAAGGAAAGAAACTTTATACATGGGATGAAGAAACATTAAGTTGGATTGATCTTGATGAGGTTATCTAATGGCTCTTAACTCTTTTAGTAAAAGCGATACTGACTACATACTCACAGTTCCAGTCACATACCTTGCAGTTGGTGGCGGAGCAGGTGGTGGTGGCGTTACCGCTGGTGGTGGTGGTGGAGGTGGTGGTGGAGGAGCCGGTGGCTTCTTAACTTCAACTGTGAACTTTGTCAGAGGCAAATCACACACCATAACTATCGGTGCCGCTGGATCTGGTGGAGCCAATAGCGGAACATCTGGTCGTGGTAATCAAGGTGGAAACTCAACTATTACTGGCGTTGGTTTCAAAACCGTTGCAGCATTTGGCGGTGGAGGCGGAGCTGATGCAGATCGTGGTTATCAGGGAAGCCCCGGAGGTTCAGCCGGCGGTGGTGGTGGCGGCGGAGCTGGTTCTGGCTCTGGATTTACTCCGGGTCAATCTGGCGTTTATGGTCAAGGAAATAAAGGTGGTGGTGGTTCCGTAAGTGGACAGCCTTTTCCCGGTGGAGGCGGTGGTGGAGCTAGTGCTGCTGGAACTGTAGCTAGTGGAAATAATGCAGGAGCAGGTGGTGCAGGAACTGCTTCATCCATAACAGGTTCTTCAGTCACTTATGCCGGAGGTGGCGGAGGTGGAGTTAATACCAACAACAGTAACGCTGGCGTTGTTGGAGCAGGTGGTTCTGGTGGTGGAGCATCTGGAGGAAAAAATGCAGGAGGTAGTGCTGGTTCTGCTAATACTGGTGGTGGTGGTGGTGGTGCTGGTGGAGATAGTGCCAACTCTGGTGGGGCTGGCGGTTCAGGAATAATCATTTTAAGTTCCCCAATACCTGCTGTTTCAACTACAGGATCTCCAGCTACATCTACAGTAAATGGTAATTCCGTATATCAGTTTACTGGTGATGGAACAATTACTTTCTAAATATTGAAACAGAGGCAGTTTCGGAAGAGTCCTCGCCTAATGTCATAAGTAAGAACTTCCATTAACTTTTAACCCAAGGAGTCTGCGTGGTATTAAAGATCTCTAAGTCGCCAGATATTACCGAGACAGTTATTGTCGACCTTACAGGTCGTACATCTCAGTATTACGATCCAGACACCTATGCCTTTGATGTTGCTATCGGAGGTTTGCCATTCCTCTACAACATCACAGATACTGTGCCATACCGTAGATCGACTGCCCGATGGAAATATGAGCGTGTTGACCAAGCTCGTGAACCGGGTGAGCAGACCCTTGACTCAGGTCTTTGGGTTCGATCTCAAACATCGTGGCACCTTGGTGCAGGTATCGAGTTTCAAGAAGCACTCGAGGGTAATCCTGATCTTCTTCGCTTCCGCTATTACACATCCACAGGTATCAACCCATGGAACATTGGTGAACTTTCTCTCCTTAAAGACACCTCAAAACTTTACAATGTAACCTCAACATCATCTACTGCCAGAACTATTGCAATCCCTGCAACCTTGAATGGTACAGATTTTGTTCTTGCTGTTAACTGCACATCTACATCAACATCATCATCTGATATTCGTGTATCTAAGGTCACCTCTGCCGGTACTGCAACCACAGTTCTAACTGGTGCAGACCTATCTGCTGAAATCCTAGCTGCTGAAACAGATGGATCAACTCTTTATATTGCTACTGCCAATTATATCTATGATATCGATCTAACTACTGGTGGTGCAACTCTCCACCAGCATTACGACATTTCATCAGTTGCTTCTGCTTCTAGTATTACTATGAAGTTTGTTAAGAACCGAATCCTTGCAGGTATTACCTTTGCATCTGGATCAACTATTGCTGGTGTATACGAACTAACCTTTGCTGCCCATGGTGGTGCTGCAAACCTTTCAAGCGTTACCGCTATTGCTAATACCAAGACGGTACCAATCGGATGGAAATGGACAGGTATAGCAGATGGCCGAGGGGCCATCTATCTATCTGGTTATGCCGGTGATAAGTCATCAATCTTCAAGGTTCAGCCCGATGCAACTACAGGTAACTTAGGAGCTGCTATCTCTGTAGCAGATATCCCCTTGGGTGAAACTGTTAGAACTATCTTTGGTTATCTTGGAACCTATCTTGCTATTGGAACATCTCGTGGTGTCCGTATTGCTGCCATTGCAGATGATGCAAGTATTGTCTATGGCCCTATTATTTTTGAAACAACCAATCCAGTAACTTGCTTTGCAGCAAGAGACTCTTATATCTGGGCTGGTGTTAAGAGTGGTATCGGTGGTGCTTCTGGCACCTACCGAATCTATCTTGGACAGCTACTAGAAGATGGTGGTTATCCATACGCTACTGATATCTATGCATCCGGAACTACTGGATCTGTAGACAACCTAGGCTTCTTCCCAACGACTGGTCAGTTATTCTTCTCCATCACAGCAAGTGGTGTATGGATTGAACACGCTACTCAGTTGGTATCTGAAGGAAGCATTCAGACTGCAATCGTTAACTGGGGTACTCTCGAGAAGAAGGCATGGAAGCGTGTCCGTATTGAGACCGATACCCTTGAAGGAAAGATTGAAGTCTACGCAGACTCTATTGAAGGTCGTTCACAGATCGTTACCTTAACTGAGGGTAATGAATACAACACAGACTTCGACCTATCGGCGGCTTATCTAACGCCACAAGTCAACGGACAGTTGACATTTACTCTTTATCGTAAAGCAACAGATGCAACAAAGGGTGCATTACTGAGGGGTTATGCCATCAAAGCTATCCCATCACCTACTCGATCTCGTCTGATCCAGATGCCTTTGATGTGTTATGACTTCGAGACCGATCGAAGGGGTGTTCGATTCGGTGTTGAAGATGGAGCCAAGATCCGTATCGCAGCCCTTGAATCTCTTGAGTCAAGCGGCTCTACCGTTCTCGTACAGGATTTCACCTCTGGTGAAAACTTCGATACTGTCATCGAAGAAATCGCATTCACTCGCATGACCCCACCATCTCAGAATCTTGAGAACTTCGGAGGGATCATCACTATCACAATGAGAACGGTTGTCTAATGAACTACTTGGACTGGGCTGGCCTTGCGGTCGCCGTAACAACAATCGTCACCGCATTCGCTGGTGCAATCCGATGGTTAGTAAAACACTACCTAGCAGAACTAAAGCCAAATGGCGGATCAAGTATCCGTGACAAGGTTGATAGGCTAGAGGCAAAGGTTGACAAACTATACGAGTTTCTGATTCAGAAGTGACTTACCCAAACTGGTTTGCTTCTTACGCAATAGCGTATTTCGATAAACATTTAACAAAGTTTAAGAACAAAGAAGATTTACGCTTCTTGCAAGTTGGTGCCTTCACAGGTGATGCCAGCCTATGGCTGATGCAGAACATCCTGACTGAGAAAAGTTCAGTCCTTGTTGATGTGGATACTTGGCAGGGATCTGATGAAGAAGCTCATCATAAAATGGATTTTCTTGATGTCGAAAAGACCTATGACTGGAAACTCAAAGATTACCCACGAGTAATAAAGGTTAAGTCAACCAGCCTAGAGTTCTATGCCCGACTACCCAAAGAAGAGCTTTATGACTTCATCTATATTGATGGAGACCATACAGCCCAAGGAGTCTGGCACGATGCCAGCCTTGGCTGGAAGGCCCTTAAAAGGGGCGGAGTCATGGCCTTTGATGATTACCTATGGGGATCTGAATTACCCTTTGAAAAGCGGCCACAGCCGGCTATAGACCTATTTCTGACCCTGCTCAAGGAGCAGATCGAACTACTAGATACAGGATCCCAAATATGGATAAGGAAGCGATAGATGAAACCTGTTGTAAAGACGGCGACACCTGCTGCCAGATCGCTGCTGAAGCAAGCGACAAAGCTGTGGCCAAAGAGGGCGAAAGCCAGCGATGGATTACTGCCTTCGGCTGCACATCTTGCGGCAAGTCCTAACTCTGACCACAACACAGGACACGCAGTCGATCTAACCCACGACCCAAAGTCTGGAGTAGACTGTCATGAACTGTTTCAGAAGTTTAAGGAGGACAAGAGGGTTGCCTACTTAATCTTCGATAGCAAGATCTGGTCTCGTGCCAGAGCAAGTGAGGGAGACCGCCGGTATACCGGATCGAACCCACACTCAAAACATATCCATGTATCCATCGATCCAAAGCATGACAAAGATACAAGCTCTTGGTTCTCTTGGAAAAAGAAACCGGTGTTCACTTCGCCGGATGCTGTTATTCAAAGTCTGAAGAACCGCAACCCACAGAAGTGTGAAGTACCAAGTCCAAAGGAGGACTAAATGGAAAAGATCAAATCATTCATCCACCGCAATCCTGCTAGAGTTGCAGCGTTTGTATCTTCAGCAGTTGCTTTGGTTGTCAGCTACATCTCCCCAGATATCCCAGTAGAGCAAGCAGTTATTTTTATCTTGTCTTCATTGGGTCTAGGTGAGTATGCACAGCGTGTAGAAAACGATAAGACAGAAGCAGCTCTCTGGACTGATCCAGAAGAAGTTGATGGAGAGTAACTAACTCTTACAAGAATTGGGCCACCTTCGGGTGGCCCTCTTTTTTGTTGCCTAAAAACTACACCGGCAGGAGAGCTTTAAGAAATGCCCCCCTACCCCCCATAAAAAACTTATGGTTGGTCAGGTGCTACACCGTATAGTGTCGCCTTGAAGTTTCTGCCCCACCCCCGAAGGGGTAGGCAAACAATATCACGACACACCGAAATCCCACACTTTGTCAGACCCTTGTGCCACACTTATTCCATGAGTGAAAAACTTATCGAGGTCAACAACATTTATGCACAGATGTCTGAATTGTCTGAGACCTCGTTCCGCCCTCATCCTTGGGTTATGGGGTTTTCCTATGGCAGGGATGGTGGTATATCTATCTGGTGGGATCACGCATACGAGTCCAGCCAGTACCTATTGGGCAAGCTCGATCTTGTTGATTGGTTCCATGAGGGGTTCCTTATTGCCGATCGAATGGTTACGCTTGTGCCACTACCGCAAGAAAAAAATCTAACTCTTCCGGGAACAATGATTGTATGGAGACCTATTGATGGAGAAGCGAAGATCTCTAAACTGGTAGAGTACTACATCGAAGGAATACAAAATGTTACTTAAAGATTTTTATATCGATAAGTTTTGCAAGAAGATTTTAGAAGCAGAACCACTACCTGATACTGAATACAAACAAGGTTTGGTTGATGGACTTGAATATGCAATAACCGTTTTACAGAAAGAAAGGTCACAGGATGGGCAAGCCCAAGAAAGGCAAGGGTAGTGGTGTTAGAAATACGAACCGGCGAAACGGTAAAGCCTTCAAACAAAATCCAAGAAAGCCAAAGTCAAAGGGCAATAGTGTTAATGGCAGGTCTCCTGCAAATCACGAAAAGAGAGAAGCTTGGAAGAAGTGGAAAGCAAATCTTCCAGAAGATACTAAGGTTCCTCATTGGAAGGAGTGGAAAGTAGATGCCGCATAGCAGTAAAGAAACACTCACTATTGGTTGGTGTGATAACGGCTTGACTGATGGAAAGTTTACCGAAGGTATTCTTTACACAACTATCTCAGCTCCAAAGCATGGGATCTATGTGAACAATGCCATTCGTGTCCAAGGCAATCAGATTGCTAGACAGCGTATGGATCTTCTTGAACTTTGGTATGACCATGTAGGAACAGACTGGCTACTCTGGGTAGATTCTGATGTAGTTTTAACAGCAGATATTCTAAAGAAACTTTGGGATGCTGCTGACAAGATGGCACGACCTGTCGTAACTGGGGTGTACTTTGTATCCAAAGCAATGGAAGGAACATTGATGACCCCGATGCCAGCACTATTTATGGATCACGAGAGTGAAGAGTATTTGATGAACTTCATTCATCCGCTACCATACGATCAGCTAATCCAAGTTGATAGTGCAGGAATGGGATTAGTTTTAATGCATAAGTCAATCGTTCCAGTACTTCGTAAGAAGTTTCCGGATCAATCTTTCTTTGCTGAGAAGGATCTCGGTAAAGATAAGTTTGTTGGAGAGGATATAATTTTCTTCCGCAAACTAAAGTCAGCCGGTATAAAAGTCTTTGCACACACCGGTGCATTGGCTCAACATATGAAGCGATTTAGTTTCGATGTCGCTTACTATGGTTTATATTGGAAAGAGTATGAAAGACAGATGCAGTTAAAAGCGGAGCAAGAACAAGCAGAAGCGGAAGTAACAGATGCAGGAAATTAAAGATGTTCTGATTGATGTCCTCAAGAAGAAAGATGCCTCACGAGGTCGATCAATGCAGACACAGGTTGGGCCATCAGAACTTGGTGGATGCCCACGCAAGGTTTGGTACAGACTAAATCAACAGCCTGAAACCAATAACAACGAGCTGAAACTTGCAGCCATTATGGGTACAGCAATTCACGGTGCAATAGAATCTGCACTAGAATTGGTCGATCCAAAGCAAGAAGAATATCTCGTTGAGCAAGAGGTCGAAGCTTATGGAATCAAAGCCCATGTCGATCTCTTTGTCAGATCTACCGGTGCAGTTGTGGACTGGAAGAGTGTTAAGACAAAGAACCTTAACTACTTTCCATCGAAGCAACAGCGTTGGCAAGTCCAAGTCTACGGACTTCTTCTATCGGAGAATGGCTTCGATGTGAAGACAGTTAATCTTGTGGCAATCCCACGAGATGGGGATGAAAGAGATATCAAAGTTCACTCAGAACTATTTGATAGATCCATTGCTGAGGAAGCACTTGAGTGGTTGCAAGCAATTAAGAACTCTTCCGAAGCACCAGCCCCGGGCAAGGATGCTAGTTACTGCCAGTTCTACTGCAAGTACTACGATGCAAGCGGTGAGTTGGGATGTGCTGGTCTAAAAAAAGGTGGAATAACACCTTCGGAGATTCTTCTTGATGATCCGCAGGTGGACATGAATGCCTTGGAATATCTACAACTGAATAACGAACTGAAAAAACTAGAAGCAAAGTCCGATGCACTAAAAGCTTCATTCGAAGGAGTCTTCGGTAGAACAATGTCTGGCGTAGAAATTAGTTGGACAACTGTTGCACCTCGTCAAACCATTGACGAAGATGAAGTGAAAGCAAAGCTCGGCTTTGTACCCAAGAAATCAACCGGCAAAGAATCAGTCCGGTTGTCAATCAAACACACGGAGGAAAAGTAAGATGGCTGAACTCGGTTTTCAGGTATCAACAAAGACTGCCGATGGCACGATCTTTGTTATCGCTGATGCAACCTATGCTGGCTTCACTCAGAAATTGTCTGAAGCCTTAGATCCAAGTGGTGCTGAGGCACTACTACAAAGTATGGCAACTGCTTTTGCAGGACAGCCAATGTCTACCCAACAGATTGCGAATGCTCTGGGTGGAACTGTTATCTCTTCTGATAAGTGGGGAGGCTCTGCACCTGTTGCACAGCAACCTGCTGGTCAGGTCTGTAAGCATGGAGAGCCAGCAAAGTTAGTACCTGCTGGTGTATCTAAAGCATCAGGAAAGCCTTATCGTGCTTTCTATGCTTGCCAAAGACCACAAGGCCAGCAATGCGACTTCAGAGCGAACGCTTCCTAGCTCAGTTGGTGGAGCCGGGTACCCCAAGGTATCCGGCTTACACCGGCAAAGAAGCTTGTGCATCTGTCGGATCAGAAATGTTCTGTACAGACGAGAAGGACTTTAGCCACTACGAGGTTCTGCGAGGAATCTGTATGCAATGTCCTCTACTAAAAGATTGTTTCAACTGGGCATTACACAATGAAGACTTCCACTATTGGGGAGGTTCTTCTGCTAATGACAGAAAACAAATACGACATATTTATAGAATCGAACGAAAGCGAAGCGTTGCTGCATAATGTTGAACCTACTGCAAGCAGTTCACAGTACAAGCTCATCAGCGAAACCATTGCCCGATGTGTGGGAATCATTGAAGCACAATGGGATGAGGTTCCGTCAATCACAACTATGCCTAATCGCTGGGCAACCCAACTCCGGTAAGAGTCTTATGGCTTTGGTATATGCACTTAAGAGTGGTGTACCAACTCTGTACTTCTCTGCCGACACGGATCCAATCACACAGATGTTTCGTACTGTTGCTGCTTTAAGTGGGATTCCACAACAACAAGTGGAGACCTATCTCGATCAGGACTCACACTATTTCGACCCGATGTTGTCTGAGAAAGGCTCACATATCAAGTGGGTCTTTGATCCGTCACCAGATATAGACAGCATCGAACTCGAGATCCTCGCTTATGGCGAGGTGTATGGCATGGCACCGGCACTTGTCGTAATAGATAACTTAATGAATTGCGTGTCCGTTACAGGGGAAGAATGGTCAGGCATAAGGGCGATCATGTCCGAACTTCATCATGTTGCTAGAAAGACAGGTGCCTGTGTCCTTGCTCTTACACATATGAGTGAGCAAAGAGATTACGAGGCAGATAAACCAGCACCACGCCGAGCCATACTTGGCAAGGCATCACAACTTCCTTCGATGATTCTATCGATTGCAATGAATCCAGAATATGGAGAGTTCAGAGTAGCTGCTGTGAAGAACCGATTCGGTGAACACTCAGCAGATGGCAGTAAGTATTCGACTCTTCTTATCGATCCATCGAGAGTGCAGATAGCAGACCCTACTTCACAGGGTAGAGCAGATGTTAGACCGGGGGTGACACATCTTGGATACGACTACATCACGAGCCAACAAACGCAAAGGTACGCAATGGGAGACTGATCTCGTTGAGTACTTTAGATCTAAAGAACTAATCTCGGAGAGATTAAGACTTTCCGGAACATATGACGAAGGTGATCTATGGTTTCTAAGTAAACAGGTCTACTTCGTAGTAGAAGCAAAGAACGAAAAAGGTTTCAAGCCCGGGCCTTGGATGCAAGAAGCGGTGCTTGAAAGGGATAACTGGAGGAAGCGAAGAAAGAACTTTGGTCGAGTTATTCCACTTGTCATTGCCAAGCGTAGGCAAAGCAATGTCAGTAAAGCATTTGTCATTATCCAACTAGACGAGTTTATGGAGTTAGTAAATGAATGAAACATTAGCGTTAGTCCTGTCTGTTACAGCAGGTGTTGCCCTTTATCACTTCCTTGAGTGGGGTTATTACAAGATTGAAGATAAGTTCTATGAGTGGAAACACGCAGAAGAAATCGAGAAGTTTGACATCTATATCAAGAGCCTAGAAAAGGCAGCCAAGGCTCCTGCAAAGAAGACTACAGCTAAGAAAAGATAGTCATGGCGGCCGATCCAGAACTACTCAAAGCCGTAATTAGACACTACGGTGGAGAGACAAGAGACGGCTATTCAAGAGCAGTCCGGTGTTGTTTTCACGATGACACAAGGCGATCTGCGGTGATGTCTACCGATGGAGAGAAGGCCGGACTGTACTTCTGCCATACCTGCGGTATTGGTGGAGATGCATATTCATTACTAATGTGGAAAGAGGGAGTTGATTTTCGTGTTGCTATCGATAGAGCGGCTGACATTGCTAAACGATCTGGCT